ACCCGAAGAAGCTCAGTTGGTCATTGCCAACATGTGCTTTAACCTCGGCTACCCGCGTCTGTCTAAGTTCAAGGGTATGAAAGCCGGAATCGACGACCGGGATTGGCACCGCGCAGCCGACGAAATGGTCGATTCGAGGTGGCATGATCAGGTTCCGAACCGGGCAAAGCGTTTGGTTAAAAGGATTCGGGATTTGGCGACGCACTCCGAGTAAGTTCTCTCCACTCAAACCCATTGTTGACCGAACCCATGTCCATAGCAAGTGTGTACCTTGGGTCAGGTGTGAGGTTTGGTGTTGTCCCGTGAAGTAAATTAGATGGAAAGATTGTAACTGATCCGGGCTTATTAAACTTGTAGTGCGAACCGGAGTGATAAAGCGGTTTATCCATATTATTAGAAACGGGAACGTAATAAGTGTACCCGTTGGGGTCTGCCTTTATTGATAAGTGTAGCGAGAATCCCACACCGACTTCCTTATTTATTGGCCCGTCAATATCATGACAATGCGCGTGACGAGCCAAAGCATCTCCTACACCTAATTTATTTATCCATGCCTTGCAGTATAGTTGGTCTTCTATTCCGTATACATCTTTCTGGTATTCGTAGCACATGTCAGAAAAAAGCATAAACAAATCATCAAATAAACGACAATCAAAAAAGTTAACATACGAGTGTAGGTAAGTAATGTTTTTTGAAAGGCCGATACCGGCGGCGCTGGTGTTTTCTAGCTTAGACAGATCTACTTTTTCTTCTAAAAAGTCTGCTTGTTTTATCAAATCATTTTGCATTTCTTCAAAGTTTTCGATTTCAAAACTAAGCAAAGGGTAATGAGCTTTTACAAAAGTGTTATTAACACCAAGAAGCTCCTTTTGTAGATTTAAAATGTTCATTTTACCTGTCTCCTAACTGACTGAAATTCTTCAATAAAAACATCGATTCTCGTGGACCTCAGCATTCACTGCTGTGTCATTATACCTTCAGGTGCCTGAGATTTGCGCTTATGGCTTAGATAACCAAGAGCTTTCTCCGCACCGACCCTCGCAGCTATGGCTTCCTCCTTTGTGTCGTATACACCCAAGTGGCAGAACCTACCATCTTTCCATATTTGTGCTCTCCAAGGCTTACCGCGCGATATTTTTTGGACTCCGGTGACACCGCTTGTGTTAAGCGACGATATTTTTCTGTTCCTAGCGTTTTCAGAAGGAGTGGTTAAACGAAGGTTCGATAACCTATTATCTAACGGGTTGCCATTTATATGATCAATATACATCCCGTCGTCTATGTCTCCGTGAATCATGCACCAGATGACTCTGGATACATGATGTTTTTTTTTGTCCAGCTTTAGCACAAGTCTAGGGGCATCAAAGCTAGTATCCACCGCACCCGCGACTGCGCCCTTAACTCCTCTAGAGTTTTTTGTTTTCTTCCAAACTAGATCCCCAGTTTTTTCATTATACAGGAACCACTCATTAAACTTCTTCTGCATCCTTGACATTATCCTACCTCACCCCAGTTGTTTCCTAGTTCGGCATCTACCTCAAAAGGAACATTCAAGTCAGGCACACAGGTTGTCATAATCTCAACAATCTTGTCCGACTGCTCCTTTGATTCCACACTAAAACAAAGCTCGTCGTGCACCGTAAGCATAGGTACGAGGCCCTCGTTGTAGCAGTCCACCATTGCTCGTTTTGTCTGGTCGGCGCTCGAACCTTGAATTAGCTTGTTCAAAGCCTTGTAAGTAAAGGCGCGTCTAATCATGCCCCTACCGCCATACTCTTTTATGGCTTCTTCAAGGCGCATAGCTTTGTTAAAGCCAAACGACTTTGGTTCCCACATATCGAAGCGGCACTTACGACCAAGCCATGTCCTGATGCTACCCACTTCAGCAGCGCGGTTGGAGGTCATATCAGCTATGCCCTTAACGAAAGGCACGTTCTCGTGGTACTTAGCCAAAAGAATTTTTGCTTCATCCTCGGTGATGTCCATGACACCGGCCAGCTTCTTTCGCCCCATGCCGTACATAATACCGAGGTTAACAGTCTTAGCATCCTTGCGACTAATCCCGGCCATGTCAGCAACCATCTGATGGAAGTCAGCGTTGCCTTCTTTATATGCGTTCACAACATCGTCAATTTGTGGATGCCTGTGAACTCCTGTGACTTGAGCGCAATAGTGGGCTAACCAGCGCGGCTCTTGTGAAGCGTAGTCAAAACTTCCCCACTTGGTGCCTTCTTCTGGTATAAATAAGCCACGAATCATGCCTTTGATCTCTGGGTCTCTGGCAGGAATTTGTTGCAGGTTCGGGTTGCTTGAAGAAAATCGCCCCGTAACCGTACCACCATCATCAGAACGGAGAGCATTGAAGTCACAATGAATACGTCCATTATGCGAATGATCGAGAATTGTCTCAACAAAAGTCGTGTTAGCTTTGTTAAACTCGCGAAGCTTTACAACCTTCTGCGCTATTGGATGCGTATGGTTAGACAGAAATTGTTTTGTAAAGGAGGGAGCGCCCGTGCTTTCTGTCCGGGAATACGTCACCCCAATAGCGTCGAACGCCTTTGCTATCGATGTCGCAACCCACGGCTCAATGAAGACGCCAGTCTCTTCCTTTATTTCTTTAAGTAGTATATCTTCCCGCCGCTTCAGGTCTTTCTTAACCTGCTCGGCCTTGTCCGTATCTACTCGAACACCGCGTGTCTTCATTTCAAAAAGCACCGGCAGCAGGTCAGATTCTAGCTGAAAGATAGAAGATACTTCCTCTTTGATTATTTCTGGACGCAGCCTATCCCACAGGCGTAAGGTAACCGCCGCATCCTGCTCTGCATACTTACCCACGAACCGTGCAGGTAGCCGCCACATCCCTGACTTAGGATTGACACCGTACATTGCTGCCGCAGCGCGTAGAGTCTTCTCGTTCTTGAACTCACCTAGATATTCCCGTACCAAAGAGTCAAGATTGTAGTACCGTCTGTTCTCGTTGATCAGAGGCGCGGCTATCATTGTGTCGATAATCGGCCCTTGAACCTCGATCCCTGCCCATCGCATCCAACCCAGATCATACAGCGCATTGTGCATAACCTTCTCGATCTTGGGGGTTGCCATCTGTTTCTTTAGCCAGTTGACTACAGTCTTCTCGGGGATGTTACCACCACCCTCGTGGCGCACGGGAAAGTAACCTACAAACTCCCCAGCAGCCACCGCATAGCCAATGACGTAACCATCGTTACGACACCAGCCCGGACCCAGTGTTGTCAAGTTTGGATCGCATGTCTCCAAGTCAATTGAGATACGCTCACAGTTCGTGAGATCCGGAAAAGAAGACGGCGGCGCCCAATCATCTTCGTCAGTGAAACCGAGAGCGGCTTCCTTGACATCGATGTCTAGCAGATTCATCTGATACTCACTCATTGTCTTCCTCCAGCAATGATTCCCAATTGTTGAACATAAACAAAGGCGTGTCTGGCCCCACATATGCCCCGAAAGTATTGTACTCTAAAAATTCCATAGCCTCGGATCTGGTCATGTCCTTGGCGAGAATGTCTATGCACATATCAACGTCGTATACCAAACGAAACTGCCCTGTTGCAATGTCGTGCGTTGCACCAATGATAGCCTCGTCCAGCCCGTCAGCCTTCATCATTTGCTATCTCCCCTCCCAAGGCGGCATAGCCAATGATGTCCACCCAAGAATCTTCTTTACCTGTATTCTCTGCTAATCTGCCCAGTTTCAATCCGATCATACAGCCCACCACATCCTCTGGCGTAATTGGCTTAACCAGTTTCTTCTCTAAAAAAACATTCCAGATCGCAGCAATACGCTCGTGATTTAACTTTGCCGGACCATATTCCTTTGCCCTCGAACCGTTGATTAGTGCCTCTGCCCGATTAAGAAAGTCTTCTCTCGTAACCAGCTTTTCTTCTTTTTTGCTCATAGCTGAAATCCATATTGTGTCTGAGGTTCGATTAAGTGTAATGATTTTTTGGCGCGAGTAAGCCCAACGTAGAACGTCCGAACCTCGGAGTCCTGATCTTCGCTATCCGCGCAAGCTCGTGATGAATCTAGTAAGAGGGCTACGTTATCCGCTTCGCCACCCTTTGCTTTGTGGATCGTCGATATCTTGATCCTCGGCGTCCCCGTCAAAATAGACTCGCCCATACGCCGTACTGATGAAATGTATATTCTCTCGTTCTCCGACACTTTCAACACTTCGT